TGGATATTTTAAAGTTCCTTCTTCATATATCTCTGGTTCTACATCGTTTAACAATAACGAAGATATCATTATAACCTTCGCCAGAACTGGTGATAAAGGAGATACAGGTTTACAAGGTCTTCAGGGTATTCAGGGTATTCAAGGTATTCTAGGAACTACAGGAACTCAAGGAACTACAGGAACTCAAGGAACTACAGGAACTCAAGGTACTACAGGAACTCAAGGTACTACTGGTACACAAGGAACAACAGGAACTCAAGGTACTACTGGTACACAAGGAACAACTGGAACTCAAGGAACAACTGGAACTCAAGGAACACAAGGTCGTCAAGGTACTACAGGAACTCAAGGTACTACTGGTACACAAGGAACAACTGGAACTCAAGGAACACAAGGTCGTCAAGGTACTACAGGAACTCAAGGAACACAAGGTCGTCAAGGTACTACAGGAACTCAAGGTACTACTGGTACACAAGGAACAACTGGAACTCAAGGAACACAAGGTCGCCAAGGAATAACTGGTCAAAATGGTATAAATGGTACTCAAGGAACTCAAGGTGTTCAGGGTACAGTTGGTGCAACATCACCACCAAGTGGAACTAATATTCAGTTGACTGATGGTTTCTATACCAATGATCAGACACTGAACTCCAATAAAAATTTATCTGGTTCACTTAATGGTGGAGTATTTGGACCTTATTCGATTGCATCAGGATTTACACTTACTATCAGTAGTGGTGCGACATTTACTGTTCTATGACGTATAAATAGTCTCAAGTCGTTTAGATTTTAACTTATTATGACTGGAGTAGACGGAGTTTACAATAAAAGGGTCATCTATGATAATGGTGAGGGTGGAGTTTCGATTCTTGTACCTTCTACCCATTGCCCATCGATTGATAGATTGATTCAAGATGTTCCTGCAGGAAGAGCATATCAAGTGATTGATATGAGTGAAGTTCCTACCGATAGGACATTTAGAGACGCTTGGACATTTGAGGAGGGATGATAAATGGCACATATTGGAATCAACACAGCAAAAGCACGAGAAATACATAAAGAGCACATTCGTGTAAAGAGAAATCCTCTATTAGCAGAGCAAGATATTGCTTTTCAAAGAGCTCAAGAAACTGGAGCAAGCACTGTAGGTATTGTTTCTACCAAGCAAGCACTTCGCGATGCTACCGACCTTGCTAACATCACTATTGATACTGTTGGTATTACTAGTGTTACCAATCAACTTAAAGCGTCTTGGGACACAAGTCTTCTAGGCGATAATCCTTGGTAAGTTATGAGTAATCTTAAAGTAGATACAATTCAGAATAATACTTCTGGATTTAATAATGTAGTTACGTTCGCTGATGGTGCTGGAACTGAGAATGGACAATTGTGTCGTGCTTGGGTAAATTTTAATGCTCAGGGTACTGTTGCTATTCGTAATGATTTTAATATAAACACTATCACTGATAATGGTGTCGGTAACTTTCAGATAAATTTTAGTAATTCAATGGATAATACTAATTATTGTGCCCTAATGAGTTTTAGTGCAGAGAATGGAACTTATAGTGAGTTTAATCATGTATTTACTACAACAAATAGTACTACGGCACCAGCTACTGACCACTATGATATCTTATCTTATGGGCAAGGTTCATTGAGAGATCCCAACTATTGTTGTTCTGCTGTATTCTCTACATAGGAATTATAAAAGATGAGTACATTAAAAGTTACAAACATTCAAGATACTTCTGGAAATTATTCTAGCACCAGTGCTGAGATTTATGATGGTCGTGCTAAAGCATGGGTAGAGTTTAATGGAACCGGTACTATTGCTATTCGTGATGATTATAATGTAAGCACTATCGGTGATAATGGTGCAGGTGATTATACAATAAACTTTGATACGGCAATGCCCAACGCCAACTACGCCAAATCTGGAGCTTCTACGCTTCATGCGGGTGGTGGTTGGTCTACTGTATATTTTGATACAAAGAATGCTTCGCCTTACTCACATGCTCCAACTGCAAGCAATTTTAGAATCACCACATCGTATAGTGGTGCTGCTAGTAACACTAATGATTCATCGCGTGTTTCTGTATTAGTTTGGAGCACGGGTTGATGACAATAAATAAGAAAAAAGAGTTTGAGATATCATGAGTACATTAAAAGTAAATACTATAGAAGATCTATCAGGTAATCCCAACAAAGGTAAGATTATTCAGATAGTACAAAGTACTAAGACCGATACTGCTTCAATCACTGGAGGCACTTTTAGTGATGTGGGATTGTCAGCTCAAATTACTCCCTCTTCTGCTTCAAATAAAGTTCTGGTTATGGTACAAGCGACTATTTCTGGATCTGTTGGATTTGATATGAAAGCTAGGTTAATGAGAGGTAGTAATCCCATTCATGTTGGTGATACTGCTGGCAGCAGACCACGAGCAACTGTTAATATTACTCAAACTTATCACTCAACTAACTACTATAATTGCGACCAAGCAATCATAAACTATCTAGATACACCAGGTGCTGGTACGCATACATATAAAATTCAATTTGCATCATATAGTACTTACGTACTCTATATAAATCGAACCGGTTCTGACTTAAATACTGCAGAGTATGATGGTAGAACAGCATCTTCAATAATTTTAATGGAGGTATCAGGATGAACTATCATCACGAAGCAATATATCAAGTTCATCCAAATGCAGTCAGGATTGATGATAGTCTTGGCGCGTTTGATGCTGATGGAAACCAAATAACTATTGATACAGATGCAGTTAATGCAGCTGCTACAGCAATAGATGCTCAAAAACTTGTTGATTATGTAGACATGAGAAGACAGGCGGATTATGTGAATGAATCAGATCCTTTGTTCTTTAAGTATCAAAGAGGTGAAATCGAGAAATCTGTATGGGAAGCAAAGGTAGCAGAAATAAAGACTAGAACTTATACATAATTTAAAGGAGTCTTCGATAACCTCACCGGATATGATTATATTCGAATATCAACGTTAACATTGTTTGAAATTTCTGGATAATTGACATCTGGTATAAATTATACTATAGTAAATAAAAAATATTTCTATGAATTTTGTAATTTACAGCAAACAAAACTGTCCTTATTGCCATAAAGTTAAAACTGTCTTGGAGTTGACAGGAAGTAGTTTTGTGGTGTATACTCTTGAGGATGACTTTACAAAAGAAGAGTTCTACTCAGAATTTGGAGAGGGTTCTACTTTTCCACAAGTTCTATGTGATGGAAAAAAATTAGGAGGTTGCGTTGATACAATCAAGTTTCTCAGAGAACAACAAGTCGTCAAATCTTAACATAAATAAATCACAAGACCACAGGAATCGTGGTGTTGATTTTATACTTAATGGAGGTAAGAGAAAGCAAACCAAACCATTTCACATAATTTTCGAAAAGATGGTCTGCTTTCTGAGTCGGGAAGTAACTATCTATTTTGAATTTTCCTTTAACATAAGGAACAAAAAGTTAATTTCCCGGAGAAAAAAAGATGTTAGCAGCTAGTTTAGTATTTGGTTCATTCCTAACCGTTTTATTTCTCATTGTGGGGTTAATAGGTGGTTGGACTGCTAGAGAATATATGATGAACTATCGGGAGGTACCAAGACCTCACCCCGAAATGTTTGACGGTAACGGGAACCTTATCCCCGATGAAGTAATCGCATTTAATTTTGAAAACTATCATGACAACAACGAAGAAGAAGAGGAGCAGCAGTAGTACTACTACCTCACTTGATTTACCACGCAATCCACTTTTGTTTGAGGTCCTTGATCTTGCTTCAAGACAACGTTCAAAGGCAAAGAAAGTAGAAGTCTTGCAAAAGTATGAGCATCCTTCAATCAAAGCAATTTTTATTTGGAATTTCGACGAGACTGTAAAGTCTTCTGTTCCTGAAGGTCCAGTTCCTTATACTGGGTATGATGAACAGAATGTGTACAGTGGAACTCTAAGTACAAAGATCACAGAAGAAGTTCGTAAAATGCACGAGACTGGATCTTTTTCACTTGGTTCTACTGATAAGCAAGGTCATACTACGATTCGTAGAGAATTTAAAAACTTTTATCACTTCATTAAAGGTGGTAATGATGCGATGAATAACATTCGTCGTGAAACTATGTTCATTAATATTCTGCAGGGATTGCATCCACTTGAGGCAGAGATCATCACTTTGGTCAAGGATAAGCAACTTGAAACTAAGTATAAGATTACAAAGGAAATTGTAAGTCAAGCCTATCCAGACATTTATTGGGGTGGTCGTTCGTGATGACTGATGGACCTAACTGGCTTCCTATGGAAAAGCAAGAAGCAAAAGACAAGTATGGGTGTGAAATCCTAATCGATAATGGTAATCTCAATCAAGTATCTACTAAAGATGCACCTAATGATGCAAAGATTGTAGAGTATGAGTTTGAAGGTAACATTTGTTATGACTTAACTAGATCCCAGAAAGATGTTAACATCTTTAACATGTACTATGATAAGTTTGGTTCAGTTAAGGGAATTAGGTTTGGTTGTGGTACATACAATCCAAAGTTGTGGGGAACAAAGCAACCACCCGAAAACAAAAAGCGAAAGTGAATTCCTTAAATGAGGCAAAAAATTCCGGGCAAAATTTTGAACTCTTAAGGTTTTATAAAATTGTATCACATGTTACACAACAACTTGACTAGATAGATTGTAGGAGTTATAATACTCTAGTACGTTCATCTTATGCTCAGCACTCTGCTGGCATTCACCCTTGCCCATCATAATGATATGTCTCCTTACGGATGGCACATGAGTTGTGAAAGGTGGTTAGAAAGATCCATTGAAATTCAATTGGATTCTAATCTGGATCAAGAATCTAAGTATAACTTAATTGCTTATCTTAGACAAAAAGTTCCAGGGGAGTGCAATCAGATGTTGACGTAAGACGCAAGTAAGTCGCGGAACGGAGCGTTCATCCCATGGTAGAATTACTACTCTATACAACACTCACATGTAAAGAGGCAGATGAGCTTATGCTCAGAATCTCTAAGCATCAGGATTTACCGGCATCGGTAATGATTGAACTTGTAGAAACCGTCAAGGATTCTGCTCCTGAGTGTTATTGGG